GCAGGAGTAGGTAAAGACAAACGGCTACTGCCACCGCCACCGCCACCACTTGCGCCCATTTTACTTGCAGTTCCTTTTGCTGCGTTTACTGCACTTTTTACTGACATTATAACACCTGCAGCCTGTGCAGCAAATGCTAATAACAATGGTACATTTTGTGGAAACCCTGCTTTTAATGTTGCTCCTGCTCCTGATGCTACATCTGCACCTGCTTTAGCACTGATTAAGCCAAGTTCTACAAGAGTAGCTTTTGCTTTTTCGATTTGTTCTTTTATTAATAAACCCTGCTTAACAATAAATAATGCCCTACCTACTTTTGTTTCTTCTCCTGCCACCTGTATTGCTGCATCTAGAGCATTAAAGGCTAATTGTTTTTTTCTTTGTGATAATTCTTCCTCTTCAATTATTTTATTTTCATTGAGTTTAGTTTGTTCCCCATCGAAAAAAGTATTTATTTCAAGCCTTGCCATTCCCTTTAATCCATCAGCTATCTTTAATTCATCTAATTCAATTAAAGCCTTTTGCCTTTGCATATCTAATCTAACTTGCTCAGATAAATCAGCTGCTTTTAAATTCTTATCAGCATATAATTTTCTTATATCAAAAAGAGAATCCATCTGCCCCCTTTCTAAAGCCATTTTATCTTCTAAGTCTTTTTTGAAAGCATCAAAATCCTTTTTTCTTAGCTTTTCTTTTTCCGCCTGATCTTTACGCCTAAGAGCATTTAACGAACTTATAACCTCCCTTTGTCTACTTAATTTTTTTGATTCAAGTTTTAACACAGTAGCTGTTAATTTTGCTTCTTCGTCTTTATTTTCTTTTGTTGATCCTGATAATTTGTTTTCTTCTATTTTAGCATCCCTTCTAATTTTAGCTGCTTCAATCTCTTTGTCCGTTATTTCATTTTCAACTTCTAATGCTTCTTTTAAAAAACCAATTCTTTCCTCAACAGCGAATTTTTCAATATCGTATCCTTTAATTCTAAGGTCATTAATCTTTACATTTGCTTTTTCTCTTTCTACTAATAGCGCACGATCAATACGATTTGCTTTAGCAATTTGATCTGCTATTCTTGCAGTAGCCTCCATATCGCTTTTTACTTCTTCCGTAAATCCTGAAGCCTTTTCTCCAAATTCATCAAATGCATTTCCTGCATCTTTTATAGCACCTTTAAAATCTCCGCTAAAAACTTTCTTTATTACACCGCCAAGATTAATAAGCCCATTTCCAAAACTAGCTGCTAAATCAATAAGGTTATTAAAAACAGATTTAACCACTTCTAGCCCCTTAGTAAGTTTGTCATTACCTTCCTCTGTCGACTTAAATGCTGCCACTAAAGAACCCAATGCCACCACTATTAAACCTATACCGGTACTAGCTAAAGCAAACTTAAAAAGGTTCATTCCTTTCGTAGCTGCTTTTATTGTCTTAATACCATTTCCAAACCTAGAAAATAAACCCCCTGTAGCTCTATCTAATGCACTTGTTATTCCTGTATTATCAATTAATTGTTTATTTAACTTTTTAGTAACTGCTACCTGCTTTAATACAGCTTTGTTATCAGCCAGTTTCATGTTTCTTTCAGATACCGCCTGAGTATTTTCCTTTATAATTATGCGGTTTCTTTTTAACTGTTTATTGATCTTATCAATACCGGCTCTGTTTTTGGTATTTGATAATTGTTCTTCTAATTTTACATTTTCGCTTCTTAATTCAGATGTCAACTGTTTAGCTTCTTTTATCTCCACATCTAACTTGTTAATGTTTTGAATTGCTTCTTTAGTCGTCACCTTTAAATTTATAGCTACCTCCTGTGCCATTATCTTAATTTTATATAGTTACTTACTTCCTTAAATAAATAAGGTCTCTTATGCCTCCCTAAAGCGATTTTAGTCAATTTCCCTTTGCTCTTTACATCTTTTATAAAATCGAGCATGTCTATTATATTTTTTATCATGATGTGCTTTCTAATGTCCCTTCTGCTCCGCCTATTTTAAATGATCCCTGTGTTACTACTGAACCTGTAGGCGATCCCCCTTTTATCATTATAACAGGGTAAGCATTGTAAAACATTACTATTTTAGCTTGTGCCCCTGATATATTACTAAAATTCAATTCTCCACTATCATCATTGCCATTAGGATCAATTAATTTAAATGTATGTGATAGGTTATAATAAGTATCTGTATCTACCACTGCTTGGCTTGTAAACCATTGTATTATTTCTTTTGCAGCTGACAAACTCAGGAAAGGTGTAAAAACATAATTATATAAAACCAAGCCAGTCACTCCTGTTTCCCCTCCATAACTACTTAAGGCAGAAAATTGTCCACTCAATACTATGTTTAAATCTGTAATAAAACTTCTTAAAATTTCGCCACTTGTATTTTTATATTGACTTACTGCCGATGCTACAGTAGATACAGTTTTGCAATCTGAAATAACATCTGCAAAAGAATTAGCTGTATTAGTATTTGTTCTAGCGTAAAATCTCCAGTAATAGGTCTTTGGATGAGTCAATCCACTTTTTTCATAATTAACTACATGTGGAGCAGTAAAAAAGGAAGTAGTTAAATAGGGTACAGCAAAAACATTGTTTGTTCCTTTCAATATATCTACATCATCACTAGCAGTTAATAGACTTTTAGTCTCTGAATATAAATAGCCATATTCATCAAGTTTTGGTGTGTCTCCTAATTTTCCCATTTCAGTAATTTCATGATTAAAAAATACTGATGTATTGGTAGGTACAGTAATTTGGTAATCAGCAATTTTTGGAGCTGTTATTACTAATGGTACACCATCGTATTGTGAAACCGGATTATTATTTGGTATAGTATTAGGAACTACAGTTGACAAATCCGGAATAGTGAATTGTGAATCCGCTGCCGCATCTACTGTTATATTTAAATCATCTGCCGTTTTATCTATTGTATCTACTGTTAGAAAATTACCTGCAACAATCGTAAATGTTTTGTAATTAATTTCCTCGAAAATATTTGTTAACTCAATGTTGCTTAGGTTATTCTCAAAATTGGTTGTTATTTTATTTATCCTGTATTCATTATCATAAACAATAATTTTATCTGCTAAAGACAAATTATATATTATTTCCATTGGTAAATAAGCCTTCAGTTTTGTTATTCTTTTCCTTTCATCAAACATGTCTTTGACATATGACTTGTAGTAAGTATTGAAAAGAGTTTTAAGAGCAGGCTTCCTAGTAAATTCATCGTATTCCTCATTAAAGTTTATATTTTGACCGCCTGACAAAATGTTTAAAAGAAACAGTCCATTACTGGGGCAATATGGTGCAGATATTAAAACATTCGTACTTAGATCTAATGAAAGCACCCTCATATTCCCCAAGGTTTTATCTGCATAAAATATTAATGGTTCTCCTAAATAAGATTGTTGACTCTTGTCTACTGAATAACCATACTGAATAAGGCTATTTTGGTTTGTAGGAACACCATTATTTGTTACATAAAGATGTTCAAATTTAAAATGTTCAAAGGGTATTTCTACGCTATAGTTTTTCCCATCAAATTTGTCAGTACTTTTATAATCTAAAGCACCCCATTCATTATTAGCAAATTCATTATGTTGATTAGCTAAAAAACTTTTTGTGCCTTTATATTTAAAATTTATATCCTTAAATGGTAAGATACTATCAACTGTAGTTTGTGTTTTATCTATAAACTTTGTTAGATCATGATGCTTTGTACTGCTTTTATAATAATCATCTAAACTTTTTACTTCTATAATCCCATCTCTGTTCTGAAAAGCTGTTAAATTAAAAAGCTTAAAGACTCCAGAAAGAAAGTCTATTATTTTCATGTCCGGTATTATTCTGCTAATACTAACATTTCTGTCAGAAACAAATGATGTTGATCCTGTAAATGATAATTCAACGCCTCCTAATGAATACTTTTTAGATTTTTCTTTCACATAAATAACTACGCCATAATTAGAAGAAATAATTGTTTCAATAAAAAAAGTGTATGTCCCATTAGGCAATTCAATATCAGTTATATTACTGCTTAAACCATTAGTTGTTTTCCCTGTTAAATTATCAAACCTTTGAAATTCTTCGCCATTCTTTTTTATTACAAGATTATAAGCAGCATTTCCTGATGGAGTAATTTCTACTTTTAAAAATCTATTATTGACTAGAGCCCTGAACTCATTTACAAATGTTTTACTACTAACGCCTGTTATTCTATTTTGAGCAGCTCTAGAGCCAATAATATTAGTAAAATTTTCTATTTGATATTGTGATACAGTATCTTGAAACAAAGCACCTTCAGCATTATGTAACCACATGTAAAGGTTGAAAAAAGATAAATTTGTTTTATTAAAAAATTCCTCACTAAATTTTAAGGTATAACCTACTTGGTTTTCAATTGCTTTTATAATTGCATACAATCTAATTGCAGGTTTAAATTCACTAACCGGCACACCATAATTAGTGCCAGTACCATTAGCGTTATATGTTTTAGTGCTTACATTATTTGCTAAACTGGTATCATAAATAATTCTACTTGTATGGGTAATTACTGGAAATATAATAGCATCTGTAATACTACCGCCAAAGTAATCGACATCTAAGCCATTCGATAAATAAGTATTGATATTCGCATCATTATATTTAAAATCAAAAAAACTTAATTGAGATAAATTAGATAGTTTGTCATCTCCTAAAGTATCTTTTAAATTTACTATGTCACCATAAAATGTTAGCTTATATGTATGAGGTTCATTGTTTTTTAACTGGACACCTTCAAACTTAAATTTGCCTTTTTTAAAAGGCTTATAATTAATTAATATTTCGCCATCCTTTTTCTTTCTCGCATCAAACCCTTCTATATTAAAATTATAGAAATGCTTAAAAATCTTATTGTTTATTTTACTAGCAGGTACATTAAATGTTTTTGTAAAATCAGTATAAATTTTAGAAATATCTCTTATATCCTGAATAGATTGAGTCATTTCTATGCTTTCATCGCTGAAAAGCTCAATCTGTTTGCCTTCTAAATAAACTTGTACCTGTAACATTAACGTATGTTATTTATCTTATCAAAAGCAAAATCGAAATTGACTGTGTAATTAATTAGATTATCATTTAGTTTAGTTTTGTATGCTAAGTTTTTGCTAGATGGTATTACTGGCAATGTTTTACCATTGTATCTTATCCAAACATTTTCGCTAAAAAAAAGTTCTTCTATTGATTTATTCATGTCCTCCAGAACAAAGCCTGTATTCATGACTAACTTAGTTTTTGAATTTAGGTTATACCTTTGGTTTTGACTTTCATAGGTTTGATAACTAGATGTTTGATTAAGCACTATGTTTCTTTTGAAAACTTCATCTGTTATACTTGTATCCTCTGTTGTCTTTTTATAGAAATATAAATCTTGAAAAGCTCCGTACCGATTTAAAAATGTCACTTTATATGGAGTATATTTTGGCTCACATATATTTGTTACTGTAATTGTTTTCTTTAAGGTCGCATCATCTGTATCATAAACCTGAATAACGCTACTGTTTTGCGGTATAGTTAAATACTGTATCTTTTGGTTAGTATTTAAATTATCTGTTATCTGAGTAGTAGTAGAATCAATAACAACCTTGCCAACACCTTCTGCAAATAGGGGTAATTTTCCTGTAGTATTTTCTGGCAAATAGATATTGTCTGCACTTATTAATGCATCTCGCTCTAACTCAGGGTTGCTCCCATCTTCAAAATATCCATAGCCATCTGTAGCTATAAACGTAAATTCTTTCGGATTATCAAACGTATAATAGTTATCTGATTCATCATAATAATCCACCAAAGCACGAACCCATTTGGTATGTGATTTTAATTCCGAAGGCACATTGCCTATATTATAAGTGTAAGCATAATCATTAAAAGTTATTTCTAAATAATCACGCACTAATTCGCCTATTTCAAGACTAATGTTTGTATTATTTGTAATTCGTGATTTATTAATTTTATATTGTGGGGTAGTGGGTTGATCACCTAATAAGCCATCCCAAACATATAAGCTCATTTCAATTCTTTTTAATGCCATAATTTATACTTGTATATTAACTCTTTGTCCCCCTGATCCCTGACAATTTCCAACCCTTACATCGGTAACGATTCCTGAGCTATCTATTTGTATTGCATAATAATCCCTGCCTGTGATACCGATTGCTGCAGCTACATAGCTCATCATTACGCCATAATATAAATTGCCCCCATCAAAAGCATTTCCGCCTTTACAAATTACTGTCCCCAAAAGTGCCGCTATTGAAGTTGCAGAGGAATCTACTGGTGTAGGTGTTGAATAAATTGTGTCACAAAAATCCCCTACTGCTAATTTTCCGGTAGATAGAAAAAACGAATTAACAGCTGTAGAACAAGCAGTTAAATTAGCAGGCTGTGTTACCACTTTACTACAATTAAAAATAGTTCCTGAATTTGCAAAACCATTAGGTATTTCTATTTGAAATTCTATGGTTCTATCTGTAATACTATTTACTGTTCCAAAAGGTGTAGAAGGCTGTGTAAAGCTTTTTACTGTTCCATTTGCTGCTCCTCCTAAATTAACCGCACCATTTTTGCTTATTGTTTGACCGGTCAATCCTGCAATACCGCAAGTAAATGTTGGATCAGGTGCTGATGTAGGAGGTTGGGAAAATGTTTTATTACAGCACACTGTTGCCCCTCCATTATCATAACCATTAGGCACAACTATATCGAAATATATTGTCACATCTCTAGCAGATCCAGTTCCATTCGCATCATTGGAATAAGTCGAACCTGTACAACTGCCGGACTTTCGTGATGTTATATCTCCGGCTGCTTGAGGGTCTGTCAATGTGCCATCCGCTGCTATCGATCCTCCCTGTAAAGCAGGATTAGCAGGAAAGGTACAGCTCCAAGTCACACCAGTTGCATTTACCGTTACAGAAATAGCCTGTACTGCCTCACAAGTTGATGGGTAACTGCCATCTCTAGCAATTGCATAAACTACAGCACTGCCTCCCTGTGCATTAGATATTAATGTTAATGTGCTACCACTTAAAGCTGTCGTAATTAATAATGGGTTATTGTTACTTACATCATAAGTTGTTTCATTTGTAAAATATCCACTTAAATTAATGTCTACAGTCGAACCCCCACTGTTTAATGTTTGTGCAGGTATTGATCCTGATGTTGATGGTCCTCCTGAACAAACCGAAGGTTGTACCACTGATATTGTTTTTCCTGCTTGTGTAGCTGTCTGTGTGCAAGTTTTATACAAATCAGCCGCGTTACTAAATTCAGATGGTATTGTCAATGTAAATACTACTGTTCTTACAGTATCTGTAGTTACAGATGCAAATTTGCCATTAGAAAAATCTCCTGCCGAACTTGTATAAGAAAACACTGTACCAAAATCAGGATTAGGCATTGTTAAAATACCTTCGTTATCTACTGAGAAATTGCCTGTATTTGGTAAATTAGGAAAAGCTGCACTACAATCATATAGAGGCAGCGGTTTTTGAGGCTCAGTAAGGTTTAGATAAAATGGGCTTCTAACATTTATTTTTGTACTCATTTTTTACTTTTTAAATCTTTTAATGTAAACTCCATAAAGCTTTGTACATCTAAACCAAAAACCTGTTCAATATCTTTGGGTAAATTTTTATAGGCTTTTTCAAAAGGCTTAGTAAAAAACAACGTGGGTTTAATTCCCTTACTCCAGATGGATCGTGATATTAAAGAAGCTGTTGCTTTATAGGACATAAACTGCCCTGTTTTTCCTTTCTTATTTCTAACTTGAAATTGAAACCTTTTTGCTTCTACCCATTTTTGTATGCTCTTTCTTAATCCACCACCACGCCCATTGCCTGAGCCTGTTCCAAATTGATATGTCTTGCCTGGTTTATATTCTACTGCAGCTTTATCTGAATCTGTATAAGGATTTATAGCACCCTTAACCCCTTTGTCTTGGTACAATCCGTATTCTTCCATTATAAACTGTATCGCTATACTATTCTTATTAGCTTCAACTTCAGAAAACGTAATAGATTTTTCTAGGTTTCCTTTGCTTTTAAGATTGTTCTTAGAATTTAATACTACTTTTTTACCGAAAGCATTTAAAACAGATTTAACATTTTTTAAATCAAGCATTAACAGGATGTTGAATCATTAAACATTGTTACGCTAAATGTTACAGTCCATCCTGCTACATTAGACTCAAACCGATCAGTAAATGGTTCACAATTAAAAGGGCTGTCCAACTGGTAATTGTCTCTTATTGTTGATGATCTTAAAAGCAATGCTTGAAGTCTCCCTGCAACTGATAGCTGTGTGTTTAATACATCCAATTCATTATTGTTTCCTCTTATATCACTTGTTGGAATTTCTTTTGAAAAGTCTACTAAATCCATTAGTACTATTGACATACTAAGAACGCAAGTATTAGATGTTAAAGAAACATTGTTTAGCATCAAATGACATAAAGGGAAAATTGTGTTTTTGTTTAGGTCTACTTCGGTTATGTCTCCCTGCGTTACAGTATTTATAAATGGTTCAGCAATAGCAGCTTCCTGCAAATCATCTAATATTTTAAAGTAATTATTCATAATGTCTTTATGAAAATGGGTGTCAGTTGTTCAGCATGGCTTATTTTCTCAAAAGAGTAATCCTCTAGCCATTCCAGAGCTTCATCAAAGCTTAAATTTTCATCTGCTTTTAAAAGGCAATCAATAGCTTTCCAAAAATCATACACTGCTATTTTTTCCCCTGCAGTTATTCCAATTAATGCGCTTTCAAATCCATCGCTTAAAATAATTTCTTCATCATCATTTAAAAATGATCTCTCGTATAGCATTTCTACTAAGTCAATCTTATCTCGCATTTTTAATCTTGTTACTTTCTATTTCTATTTTCTGTTTTTCAAATGATAAAAAAGTAAAACAACTGTGTATGTTCATTTTCGTTACCTGATCAAACTTTGTTAAATCCCCCCTTGCTATAGCATAGATTGAAGAATACCACCCATATTGTTCGGCAAAAGCCCCTTCCGCTGTTGCATCCATTCCTGTATCATTGGTGTGGAATAATTGCGAATATGTTCTGTTAATTCTTTCTCTAAATCCATCAAAAAAAAAATAGCTGATAAAGCCGCATCTAATGGCATTTCTTTCATATTAATTTCATGATCCGGATTATATTCCCTAACTGTATAGGTATCTAACAACTTGCTTTTTATAGGTCTGTATAATACGCCCATCGCTAAATCCATAGTATCCCATTCAGCTAAAGAACTATCTAAGTCAACAAATTCCCCAAAGCTCATATTGTCTAACTTTGGTATAAATCCAAACTCTTTATTTTCTATTTTAAATTTCTTTATTAAATCAGGTTTTTTTTCAAACATTTGATTTAATAGATTGACTATTTTTTTTACAGATTTGTACTCTATCTTATCTACATTTTTAGAATCAATAGAGCAAAAAATTTCTATCATTTTTCTTTCAGAAAACTCTGTTTCTTTTTCATCCTCGCTTATTCTCGCAAACCTTTGATATTGCCCCAGAGTAATTTCGTTTAGATTATTCGGTATAATTATATTCTGTCTTTTCATCCCTTATTATATATACAAATCATAAACCTTTTTAGGGTCTAGGAAATTGATCTTAAATACTTTTGAGTCATTGTTCCATCTTTAATAACTGGTTTACTTCTTAATCCTAAGTAATAGTCCCTCATTATTTTAAGATATTGTCTATGCTTTTTCTTTTTAGCATATTTTAATACATCGTTATAATATTCTACCATTTTTAAATTCATATTAAATTGTATTCGCCACTTCTCGGGTTTTTCAATTGATACCCTATCGCATACCTAGCTGCATCAATCAAATGGTTAAAATTATCTATTGGTGTTTGGCTCTTTTTTTCAAGCCATTTATAATTGTTTAATTCCTTAATTAGATTTTCACTTTCAGGATCAATAATTAAATCGTAATCAAGCATCAAGCTAATACCGTACAGCACCGATCCTTGCCCTTTTATACTTGCTTTGACGTTAGAACTTAATGACAGCTCATTGATTAACCTAGGCTCTGCGCTATCTGCAATTACTAGATTATCATTTGCATACTTTTTATATAGTTGTGATAACTCTGAAGTGGTTAAGCCTTTTAAATAGAAACATTCTTTTAAATAAATAATCTTATTGTCTGAATCTATGCTAGTTAAAATCATGGTTGATGGATCGGCAGAAAATCCAAAATCTGCCCCTGCTACTATTTTTCCAACCTCTTTAAATTCTCCTAGTTTCCAATTCTCAAAGATTACGCCTTCAGCCTTTGCCTGCCAACCTCCTAATATTTGATGCTTATATCTTTCAGGTCTACGCACTTTCATTTCCTCAATGCGATCAATAAAACTCTGCGACAAATTCTCTTTATTATCTAAATACGTTGTGTGTATATATGTCACATCATCTTTAAGCACATTTAAGCCCCCCTCAACGCCTTTACCTTCATAAAACCTAGTATATATCCAATGCTCTTTAGTTGTGGGGTTTAATATCATGATAACGCGATTTAAAACTCCCTTCTGTCTTACGCTTAAATCTATCTTATCAAAGATATTTTCATCATTCAATTCTTCAGCTTCATCCATTACCCAAGTAGTGATGCCTGTTAGGGATTTTAGATTAGCAGTTTGATCTCCGCTACTTGTTTTTAATCCCCTGAAGATTATTTTGCTCCCTGAATGCTTATGTATTATCTGATCTCTTGTTATATGGAATTTGTGCAGCTTATCTGCTAATTCTATTTTCTCTAAAAATTCAGGTATAATAGATATAGCAGCTGATCTTAAAGTGTACCTCGTAAACAAAACAGTATGTCCCTTTTCCTCTAAGAGCATTAATAGTATAAAACTTATTGAAAATGATTTAGAGCTACCCCTTCCGCCAGTAACTATAAAGTATCGGCTATCATTTAAAAAAGGTTTTAGGTACTTATCATTAATCTGTATCCCCTGATGTTCTAACTGCACGAATTAAATCTTTAAAATCTCCGCTTGATTCTCCTGTTTGATGTATTTCATATTGTTCACGAATTGGTCCAAATCCTCTTTCGTCAATCCATTGAGCAGCTCTCACATCTCCAGCCCTTGCTTTT